ATATCAAGTTATTTACAATATGAACCAATGGGAAGTTTACAAGCAACAAATCATTGATAAATATCTTACATATTAGTACCTTCTATATTAGCACCTCTATTAATATATTTAAACCTTATTAGCACCTCTTATCGGGTGCTTTTTTTCTATATAATAAACAACTTCTATAGTTTGGTTTATTAATAGTAAACCTTTTTATTTTTGCGTCTTTTTTTATGTTGCTATGGTTTTTCATAGTTTAACCCTGTTTTCATAAACTTTTTATTTTCTACTTTTATTTTATTGCTTTTTTAAACTGGGTTTGGTATAGTTTAACCCTTTTTTGATAAAGTCCCATAGGAAAAAAATTATAAAATACTTTAGTGAAAAATGCCTAAACTATGCTAAACTATGGAAAGTGTACTGTCTAGCCGTTATTAGCCATTAAGTCCTACTTTTTCGCTTTTTCTTGCAAAACCTTGCTTTTTATTGTAAAATTAAATTGTAGGAGGTGGTGTTTTTTATGACTGTTAAAATTAAAGGCGGAAGACCGAAAGCTTTTAGTTCGGTTCAAGATATCGAAAGTAAGATTCAAAATTATAAGGATTATCTTAAAAAAGATAACAAGCCGCCGACTATGGCTGGTCTTGCTTATTATCTTGGAATCGATAGAAGAACACTTTATAATTATAAGAAAAAGGATGAGTATTTTCCCACTATAAAAAAATATAGGGATTGGATACTATTAAATATTGAAGAGAATTGTGCAATTAGAGGTCATGGTGGCGCTATATTTTTAGCGAAGAATTATGGCTATACTGATAGACAAGATATCAAGGCGGATATTACTACTACTACGTTTAACGAATCGATGGATAAATTTGTGAGTAAATTATAAGGATGACTTTAGATGAGGTTATCCTTTTAGAAAAACATAAAGACATTATTAAAGATAGATCACAGGTTATTTTTGCTGAAGGTGTTACTAACTCTAGTAAATCGTTCATTGTTGGTATCGCTTACATATTACGCATATTAGCTGAGCCAGATGATAGAACACAATTTGTTTTGGCTGGGGAATCAGTACCTGTATTAGAGCGTATGTTCATTCATAACGAGGCATCATTTTATAATATATTTAAACCTTTATGTGAATATACTCGAGGCGGTGAAGGCGGCGCAAGGATGGTTGTTAAAGCAGGTCACGGCAAACGTGATAAGGTTATATATCTAGTAGGATATGATAATCGTAAGCGTTGGCATAGTATATTAGGTTTAACGATACATGGATTTAATATTGAGGAAATCAATATAGCTGATGATGAGTTTGTTAGCGAAGCATTTATTCGAACGTTTAGAAACGGCGGATTCATGTATGGTTCATCAAATGGCGGTGATCCTGATACGTTAGTGTACACAGATTATATGAATAAAGGTCGACCGTTGGATAAATGGTCTGGACAGATACCTAAGGAAACTTGGGAGGAACTGAATAGAAGTATCCCTGATGTGAGCTTTAGATACTATTTTTTTAACTTTGATGACAACCCAACTATGACGCAAGAAGAATTACGAGGGTTGATGGCTAATACGCCTAAAGATAGTTATCAATGGAAAACTAAGATACTCGGTATCAGAGGTATTCGTGAAGGTGTAATCTATGCTGATTATATGTCAAGAGAAAAAAACATTATACATTTAGATATGTTAAGTGAAAACAAGAGCGACATAGCATTCTTAGCGCCACGTGGTATAGAATTAATCACAGTAGGTCAAGATGTAGGCGGTACGGATAATAACGTGTTCACGCTCAATGTATTCACTCATGGGTATAGGGAACATATTGTGGTCGATATGTTAGAATTTAATGATGTAGGTCATGATGAGATATGGAATAGATTTGCTGAATGGTTTAGACCATATTACGAGAAATATTCTACTTACATGAAAGGTATATTTATTGACTCAGCTGCAAAGATTATGCGGTTGACAATGGATGATAGATTGAAGACTGATTTTTCATTGAGATGTTACAATGCTTATAAGCATAGAATCATCCAAAGAGTTGATAGTGGTATATCACAACTTGAGCAAGGTCAATTACTATTTACGCAAAAGACTGAGAAGTGTTATGAGTCGTTTACTAAGGCTGCGTATGATAACGGGTCTAAAACTGACATTCGTAAATTCCCTAAGCACGAACATAAAGACAGAGTGGACAGTGTTGAATATGGTCAAGCGAACTATACTGTTTACATGGCTAAGAAGAATAGATACAAGAGACAGTAAACAAGAGAGAGAGAGGAGCTGGTTCAGTGATGCAATATAATCCGTTGTTAGATAGTATGGATAGAATACCGTTGGATAAACATTTAACTCGAAGGATATTAGAGAACGGTGTGTGGTACAGTGGTATAGAGCAAGATTTATTACAATTCTATCGTGTGCAAGCACCAAAGTTTTATCGTAAAAACCAGGCTAGTGAAAGTTTAAATTATTTCTGGGCTGGTAAAGAACAAAATATTAGAAAGATACATAGTGGGTTTCCGCAACTAATATGTGAAAAGATGGTCGACCTTATAACTTCATCAGGTTATGATATTAAGGTTGAAGGTGGCTTGAAAGACGAAGAAAAATTACAAGAGTTAATAGATGAGGTACTCAAAGATAACAACTTTAAATCAATCTTTAGCAAGTCGATCGAGACCGAGTCGTGGTCTGGTGGTACTGCTTGGAAATTAAGTTGGAATCCTGATATATCCGAATACCCAATCATTGAAGCATGGCAACCAGAGAACTATACCAATGAAATAATTAGCGGTAAAATTATTAAAGATATATTTTATTTCTATTATCATAAAGGTTCAACGAAATATAGATTAAGTGAAATATATGGCGTGGATAAAAAAGGCGCATACATTGATTACAAGTTAGACATGTTAGTTTATGGGACTAAAGAATCAGTTACTGAAGTTGCTAAATGGAATGAAGTTCAATTAAATGAATTAGATGAAACAAAAGATTTGAAGCGCGTTTCATTTACTGGTTACTTTAAACGGTTGAGTTTATATAAAGCAAATAAGTTACCTAACAGTGAGTTTCGTAATACATATATTGGCGAGTCGGATTACTCAGGTTCATACGGAGCGTTCGATGCTGTTGATGAAATTATGTCAACTTGGATTCAAGAGTTCCGAGATGGAAAACTAAATAGATATTTCCCTGAAGAGCTCATGATAAAGAACTCTAGTGGTCAATATATATATCCAAGTGACTTTAAGAAAGACCATATATTGTTTGCGGATAGTCCTAGTGAAAATACTGACAAACAAAAGATATCATATCAGCAAGGTGATATACGAGTTGAGAAACATATAGAATCTTATAAATCGTGGGTAACACAGATATTAAATAATTCTGGCTTATCACCGTTGACAGTAGGAATCACTGGCATGGAAAGTATAGATGCAAGTGCTGAGAGCCAACAAGAACGTGAGAAAGTAAGTATAAGAACACGTAACAAGAAAATAGGAGCATGGACAGAATACTTAGAAGATTATTTAAAGACTGTATTAGAATTTACGTTAATGATGAATAACGCCAAACAAAATAAAGATAATGAATATAGTGTAAATTCATTACCTGAGTTTGACATTATAATAACGTTCAATGATTACATTATAAAATCTAAGAACGATCGTACTCTTGAAGTACAAATCGGATTAGGTAGTTCATGGGATATATTAAGTGGTGTTAAATATGTACACGATGATATGACGGTACGTGAACAATTAGCGTTAAGCGCAAGAATAAAATTAGAAAATGGCATCAACGCCATTAGCCAAGCTGAACTATCAGCACTGAACGCTGAAAATATAATCAACAACGAAGCGTTATTAGATGAAGGTGTTGCTATATTAGATACAACTGATAAGGATACAACTGATAAGGATACAGCAGAAGGTGAGATAGATGCCGAAGTTATTGAAGAATGATAAATACGAGCATACGTCATCGGAGAAAAAAGTATTACAAGCAAGAGGTTTTGAGAGTGTTGTGTCATCGAATGTATCAGCTATCGGCGAAGAGAAAGGCGTACTGTATATAAGATTTCATGGCGGAGCTACTTATGGTTACCCGAATAGTGGCAACTTATTTGACAAGATGCTGAATACTGGTAGCAAGGGGAAGTTTGTGTGGAATGAACTTATCCGCAAGAACGTTGCGTATTTTAAAACAGGTAAGTCTACAATACAACGTGATGTTCCAAGTACTGATATGATGGTTAAGGAAAAGCCTAAAGACTTATTAGGTGGGCTGTTATTAGGAACAATGGTAGGAACAATGGTAGATACTAAAGATTTATTTATGAGTGGTATGATCGCGAGTTTAATTCTCGCGGAAAACATAAACGCGGAAACGCGGACAAAATAGCCGACAGGCTTTAAATGGAGGAGAAAATATATGGAAGATAAAAAAGTTCCAGAAGAACCGATTGTAGAAACACCTGATGTAAAGGTGGAAGAACCAGAAGTAAAGGTAGAACCAGAGCCTGATGTAAAGGTTGAGAAACCAGAGCCGACAAAGAATGAGTTATTGCGTGAATTATCAAAAGAACATGGCGTGAACTTGTTTGATGTAGAGGGTTTAAAAGCATTCAAGGATTATACCGAAAGTCAAAAGTCAGATCAGGATAAATTAAATGAGCAACTAGATGATTATAAAACCAAAGAGACTGCATGGCAAAAGGAAAAACTTGAATACGAAAGTAAATTAAAAGCGAGTGAGTTAGGTATCCACGCTAATTATATGGAGGACGCTTTAAAATTAGCAGATGGTGACCCCGACAAACTTGAAGAAGTTATCAAAAAATATCCTAATTTCAAAACGAAAGACGGGATAAAAATTGGGGTACAGAACCCTAACGAAAATTCAACGCCTAACGGTAGCTCGGAGGCGGAGGCTTATATGGCGTCAAACCCTAGAGTCTATAACAAAAACAAAAAATAAAAAGGAGATTTAAATAATGGCAAACTTATTATATCCAGCAACAACTGGACACGTAGTAGATGACAAATTTTCACCATTGTTAGAGCCAAACTTATGGTATAACAATATATTCATTCCTGGTGTAACATACACCGACAAATATCAAATCGGACCAGCAGGGCAAATTATGGTTCACAAACCTGGTGTTGGAACAGTAACAGCAACAGCACCTGGAGCAGATTTTTCGGATGTTATCGTTGGAGATTCAATCATTACGATTTCGTTAAACAAACAATTTCAACGTTCAAGAAAAATTTATGGTGCAACATTAGCTTCAGTCGCATATAGTGCAGCTGCAAGCGAAATGGAAACTGGTATCCAAGAAATTAAAAAGGCTTGGACTATGGATGCTTATAGAGCATTAATCGGAGAAACTGATATTATTGTATCAGATACAATTGATACTGCTGTTACGGCATCAACTGTTTACGACCAAATCGTAGATGATAGAGCGAAATTAGTAGCAACTGGTGTAGCGCCTGATGTATTAGTGGTAACACCTGCAGTTTATGCAATGTTACTTAAATCAGATGAATTCCAAAGAACAGGACTTATCGGAGATAGCGCGGTATCTAACGCAATCGTTGGTAGAGTTGCAGGAATGAATGTTGTGGAATATGAAGCAGCAGACACTGCAGCGACTGATGGAGAGACTATTGGTGGCATCACTTGGGCAACTGGCGATTTATTTGAATATGCAATGTATGATAGCGATGCGTTATCAATCATTACATCAGTTGAAGCGATTAGACTGGTTGAAGAACCAACTAGATTTATTGGTACATTAGCACAAGTTCAAATCGTATCAGGATTCAAATTAACAAATCCAGCAAGAGCATTACTTAAATTCACAGATTTGCAGCAGCATAAAATAACAAAAGGGGTGGGGTTAATCCCTACCCTTATTATTTAAGAAGTTATTATTTAAGAAGTTATTATTTTTAAAGGAGGTAAAGTATGTTATTAAATAGTGAAACAAATGAATATTATTTAGAATTAAAAGATGTGTTAAATAACACAATGTATAACGATCTAGATTTAGGCAGAGTGTTTGGAGATAACAAAGAAAAAGCTTTAAAATTATTAAGCGGAGATATATATACATTGATATATGCACGATACGTAGGTGCTTATATGGATGATCATATAACTTTTATGCAAAATAGAATAGAAAAAGACCAAAAGTATTTAAAGAAAGCAATGATTGAACACGTTAAAGGCGCAATGGAAAGCGGAATGGATTTAAATGCTTATATAGATCAACCTAAAAATAAATTTCCAAGTACAGTTTATCAAGAATTAAGAATAGGCTTCTTATTAGATCCAAGTCGCAAATTGATTGAGGTATAATTATGAGACATAAACCTAAATATAATAATCTATGGCTAACATATGTTGCATTGGATGATTCAGAACAAAGTTTCCAAGCAAATGATATCACTTCTAATATAGCAGTTACAAAAATGTTAGGGTTATCAATAAAAGATAGTGGCAGTAGATTTATAACTAATAGTGATATTGATTTCGAATTAGATGCTGTGATAATGTTTGATGGGCATACTTCACGCCAAACTAAACGTATCGTTGAATTGCCTGAAACTAAATTGAAAGGGAACAATACAAGGCGAGGTTATTATCGCCAAGACAGAGTTATTGTTACGACTTAAAAATGCAACTACAAGATATGAGAACAATAGTTCAAGCGAATATGCCATACGACACAGGCTTTATGTTTCTACAAGGTGCAAAATATTTTGAGAACGCACACTTTTTAATGACTGTATATGACACCGAAAGAGTACCGTACATAACATATAACGAAGAGGGTACAGTTTATAGTGATAAGAATGTAGGTTTCATATCCGAAAGAACTGTCGGAGCATTGAATAGGTTTATGGGCGGTAATAAAGAAGCGATGAGTGAATATCAAGAAACGAATAATAGGCGAGGTAGCACGAACATGATTAAACAAGGTGCATTAGATAAAATTGGAACTCAACCGTTACAAATTGGTGATACCGATAGAGTGAGTAGGTTAAAATTATTAAGAGAAATAAGAGGGGGGAATAAGAAATGAAACATATATTTGATTATTTTGTAGAACAGTTGAATGACAATACCGATAACCTCAATTATCGAGGCAACTTCTTATTTCAATTTCATACAGATAAATTAGAAGTTTACGAACCGATCACTGGCAAATTAGTAAGCAAAGAAATAGATTATAATCCAGTGTCGTTAATAACAAGTGAAAGTGTACCGTTTGTTGAAGACAATGAACGTATAGATTGGTTAATTGAATTCGGGATTCTTATTCCAATTTCTGGGCAAGAGTTTGATGAAACAGTTGATTTAGATTACGCAAACATTGCAAGAGTATGTAAAATATTTAACGGTGCTAATATAACAATTGATGGTTTAAAATATGCGTTCAAGACAACTACTAGACCAAAGTATCGTGGTTGGGATTTCTTAGGCGAAAGCAAGAGAGCATTCCTAACAGTTACGATTAATCTAACCGAAATACTTACTGGCGAGTTTGGTCAAGAAAGTAAATGGTATCTTGGTGACACAGTTTTTAATGATGTAGAATTAGATGTAATAACTTCTGATATCGTTTCGACTCGTAGATTTTATACGAACCATAAGATAGATACTACCGAGAACGACTTTAATAAAACGACTGGGCGTATTAAAATGGTTACACTAACAATTAACTATAATCCAAATAATAGTGCGTGTATAGCGTTAAAGAAAGAAGTCCGATCAACGTCAACGTTAAATAAAAATTATACATTAAAAGAGATTAATGATGTGGACGAATACACAAATCAAATGACAGTTAGAAGTGCGAGCGAAAGCAGAGTAAAAAACAGTGTAGTCAAATTAGTTGTTGAGTTTGCGGAAGCGGTGAATTAATGTGGCGAAATTTAATCAAGGAACATATACAATATACCAACAAAAAGAAACACCAGGAGACACACCTTTGTCACCAGAATCGCCAAAAAATGAAATAGCAACATCAACACATAATTTAGGTAGATCATTACCGTTGATTGCAGCGGGAGCATTAGTAGCACAATCTGCAATATCTATGGCAAGAACTGAAATAGGTGCGACTACTGGTAACGAAGTATTACAAGCAGGCATCAATAATGCAATGATACTTGGTGGATACGGCTTAATAATGTTTAAAGGTGGTGCGGTAGGAACAGCAGCGGTGGCAATTAAGGTTGCTAATGATGAAATACGTAGACAACGTAAAATCTATCGTGGCAATGTTGCTATCACTATGGAAGCTAAATTAAAAGGTAGGAGAATTGGTATCGGTAAAGGCAGTGTTTATTATGACTAAGACTATTATGACTAAGGCTAATACTAAGGAGATGTTGTACTATGATTAGTGGATATATCAATAATGTAGCAGTACAATTTGACGGTACAATAGTCCTTAATCGAAACAGAAAAGAATTAGCGGATTATGGTAAAATAACTATTTTGAACGCAACGAAAGTTAGATATGAACCGTTCAGTATCGTTGATATAGAAGAAGAACAATATTTGATAGCGAGTGATGAAGTTTTACTTTTAAAAGTTGGGTTATATGAACATCAAATCAACTTGATTGAAGTTATTGATAAGTTCGAGAGTATATATCCAGTTGATAGGGCATTCACAGGAAGTCCAGATGAGAACGGAGACATCAAACAATCAAGCATTAGAGAAATATTAGAAACATATAAACGAGAGTTAGGTTTCTATCAAGATATATTAATTGATTATGTTGATAGCGATTTGTTTGACACGTTAATACCAAGTAAAGAGTATGTTGGTTCAAGTTTAGCTGCAATTGTATATGATTTATTCAGGTCAATAAACGCTATACCGAGAGTAAAGTATATAGATAATGTGTGGGTATTATCACACGAATTATACACTCAAAGAAGAACCGAAATTGTGTTAAATGTCGAAGGTGAACAATCTTCAGTTAATGATGTTGATTATGCAACGGAAGTTTTATCGAATAGTCGAAACGCAATCGATGAAAGTAATTGGATATGGTATCCGAGTAAGAGTGGCTATGTTACACCACGTACTGCTGGTACAATGTTCCAGACCTCAGCGTTGAGATATGAACTTGATAGTTCGATAGTGGCGTTGAATAAAGTGTTGGCTAAGGTTGAAATACCCACAGGATCATATAATATAAAAAGTGAGCCTTTGGCAGAAAGAGATTATTTTTTCTTAATACCTGAGGATGTTAATATTTTAGTAGATATAACAAGAAACGTATTGAGTGAAGATGTATTTAACAGTTTAGAATTCATAGGTAGAGATGCTAATTACCAATGGTTTGGAACTGGCAATATTAATAAAGTAAAAGAAAATTGTATATCATATAAATTAGATGGCAAATATATTGAAAACTTATTTTCACAAATACCAGGCACAATATTGACAGATAGTATCTATCATTTGAAAAGCGCAATTTTTATGTATTTTTATTATAATTTTTCTTTACAATGGAATGATTTAATTGATGAATACTTAATGCAAGATTATGGAGTAGAAGCAACATCCGAACAAAAAGCATTGTTTTATGATAAGACTCCAGAAGAATTAGAACGTTTGTTTAGAGAACTTGGACTTGATCCATATGAAATAAATGATACCGAAGATATAGAATTGAGATTTCAATATAGACCGAAAAGGGATATTAATTTTATTACTGAAAAGTATAGTATTGGCAATCTAAACAAAACAACTATGATGATTAATCAAAAAGATAGTATGATTGACATAGGTCGATATATTGAAAGTAATAATGCACTGGCTAATAGAATAGGTAACGTTATCAAGAACGTTACTCAGTCATTTGATACTTGGGAACAAAGATGGCGATTAGGCGATTATGTTGGCGAGTGGTTAATCATTGATGTTAGATGGCAGGTTGATACCAATAACATTGTGTGTATAGCCGATATGGCTAAAGGATTTTCAAATATTGAGAGAGAGTATGCGTTATCAAGGCAACCAAGCGCTTATATTTATACAGGGAAACGATTGCAGAGTAATTTTATTTATAGACAATATATGGAACTGTATCAAGGAGAATCTAAACCAGATAATACATTACTAACTGATTTAGCAAAAAGAATAGCGTTGAACATATTTGATTATCATGCAATTTATGATGTAATTTATAATAGACCGCTAACAAATGCTAATATATTAAATGCAACTGGGAATTGGTTTTATTTTGATGCACCATTAGTTGCTGTTGGTAACAACAATATGATGATGTGGCATTGGCAATTTGACGATACAAGAGTTGCTGGATACGGAATGATTAAAAATAATAATGCTTCAAGCGGAACTTATGCTTGGTACAAGAATCCAATATATTATACAGATGAGAATTTTAAACTTGATGATATAAGAATGAATTTAACAAATGGTGTAAATTATTTAACTGATACATCAACTGAAAAGTTTTATCCAAAAGTTGATATAGGCGATAACGATTTATGGGATAGAACCGTTTATCCTATAGACAAAGACACTAACGCTGGGTTATCGTTCACACAAGAATTAATTGTATATAGTGAAGATAACGACATTATTATAGGTTCAGCGTTCACGAAATATAACAATTTAATTAAAGAATTTGAAACTGAACCAATTATTAAATTATATGAAGGCTTATCAGCTTATAATGTATTTGATAAATATGTAAGAGATAGCGACATCGAGATTAGTGGAGAAATTAGTTTATCGAATCAAGTGTTGACTGTAACTGATAGTTTCGCAGTAGCGATTGAATATTGGTGTATAGCATATAATGGTGAAATAGTGATCGCAGGTAACAATTCAGTTAATGAAATAAAAATAGCATTTAATAAAAAGAGATATGCTATTGTTGTTACTGATAACGACCATACAATCACACCAATAATTAGATTAGCTCTTGAAGTTACAACTGATTTACAAGATTATGTAGATATTCATAACACAATCGAACCAACGATTACTATAAGTACTAACATTACAACTGATTTACAAGATTATGAAAATATTTATTATACAATAGCACCGATAATTACTATAAACGCTAATGTTACAACAAGCTTAGAAGATAACGAATACATTCATAATATAATTACACCGATAATTAGATTAGCTCTTGAAGTTACAACAAGCTTAGAAGATAACAAATATATTCACAACACAATAGCACCAACACTCACAATAAGAACTAATGTTACACAAGCTTAG